AAGGTGGTATTTCACAACTGTCATTGTTACAAAATTTATCAATTTCTGCTTCTTCATTTTTAATTACTCCAAAAGTAAGAGTTTTAAGTTTCTTTAATTGTTTATTATACTCTTTCTCATCAATTGCTTCGTAAGGCATCTGAGGATAAGCACCGTAATCGTGTCTTGGTAATAAACTAATACCTTTCAAATGATATTGATAATAATTCAATACATCTGAAATTTGATTTCCTTCTGTTTCAGGATCAAATGTTACGGTACAACTTACTTGATTATCTGCCCAATGTCGTTGCATAAATGCTGCTAAACTGAATTGTTCCCAAATGGATAATTCAGATGCAGTTCTAATGCCCTCTCCGACATCTACAGGTACTTCTACTACTAATGTAGAATCCTCTGAACCAAAAGCCTTTTCTATTTTATATCCTGCTTTCTTTAATGGTTCTATTAATTCTGAGTTAACTGATAAACGAACTCTTCTAATATAAAACCGACTCTCTGGATAATGTAACCCTGGTGTTGCTCCAGCCAATAACGATACCGTTCCACTTGGTTTTACTGAAGTTGTTTTTATAGATTTTGGAATAGCAAACCAATCAGAATAAATACAATCCCAATCTTGTATAACATCATAACCACTCTCTAACCAATTTCTAAGTTCATGTAACCCTCGATTAGTTATAAACTGTGCAACACCACTTACACTACAACCAATTCTACGATTTCTCAACATAACTCTATTGGTATCACTCCAATGTGTTCTACCTAATGTTACTGTTTTGGCATACAAATAAGCATATTTTAATGTACGAGCATAATCATCAAAATCATCATGATTATCTGGAAATGTTTCTACTAAACAACACAACTCATATGATTCTAATGTTTGTTCTAAACATGGATTACCACCAGCTGCTCTATGGTCTTTGTCATCACCACCATTCTTCATTCTTGAATAGTGTCTCATATTATCTAACCAAGCAAATCCTGGTTCACCATTATCCACAATCCTTTTTGCTACCTCTGTATAATCCATACCGAGTTCTGCAAATACTGAATTGTTTGATGTCCAACCATATGTTTCTCTATGTTTATTTACTTTATAATTTTTTAAATCTAAATATTCTTCACTATGTGGATCTCCAAATACAATCTCTGCAGTTCTTCTAACATTACCTGCAACAACACACTTTCCTATAAGATTCATAATATCTACGATTGTTGTGATTGTGATTGGCTCACCTGAATTATTTTCTAAAACCTTTCTTATATCTTCATGAACTTCTTGTAATGGTTCTGGTCCTGAAGATAATCCACCAAATCCTTTAATTGGTTCTCCTGCTAATCTGATTAAACTATAATCAAATTTTACTTCTGGTGTTGAGTGGAAATAACTTTCTAATAATAATCTAACTGATTCAACCCAACCCTCGCGAGTATCTGGTATTTGATAAACTTGTTCATCTCTATTTTTATCAACACCTTTTACAAGAATTTCACCAGCACCTTTAGTATCAAATCCAACTCCTACACCCAACATTGAAGCATCCATTAAAAAACAAAACGGTTTTGAGTAGTCATCTTTGAGTGTAGAAGTGGATACAAATGCACAGTTATTTAGTGCCGCATATAACCCCTTTTCTTCTGTAATCGGAGTCCCCATAGCCCACAGCCCACGGCCAGGAGGTAAAAACTTCATATTAAAAATTCTATCGTACATTTCTTGTGCTGATTTTTGAGCTTGCCAAGCATTCCAACCTAATTGATGTGATTCAATATGTTGTTTTTGCATAGAGTAAGTACCCTCTACAACCCTTTGTACGGTTTCCCACCATCTTTCGTTTTTACCATTGTCTTTAATACGAGAATATGTTCTCATATACACTAATTCACCTAATCCATTAAAACCAAATGGTGGTCTCTTTCGTTTGTATTTATTTATAAACCCTTCGGATAACTTAAATTTTTCCATTGTACTCCCTATAATCTTTCGTAAAACATTCTCTATCTTTCAAACTCCAAGTATAACTATAATATATACTGGACAATAGCAACCAATATATATAAATTTTTCGATTTTTATATTAAAATTTCTTTGAAGTTTTATTCAAACCCATCATTATCAAAATCTTTCTTCTTTTGTGATAATGTCTTTCTAATATATTCATCTGCATTGTTCATTTTTCCTTGTACTTCCTTACCACCTACAGTAGTAGATTCATAAATCATAATATATCCAGTATTAGTATTAATAGTTGCTGGGAACGTAATACCATCTGGTCCAAATCTATTTTTAATCACATGGAATCTACCTGTATTTGCAATCTTATCTTCTACTTTTCTACTCATACTCATAACAAAATCTGCAGTCATAACTTTAGAATAATCTTCTGAAACTTTGTCTGCACCAATTACATCTTCCTCTAATGATGAACGATTTGCTTGTGAAGCCGTCCATATAGGAATATCAAATTCTCCTGCCATACCTCTCAACTCTTCATATATATGACCTAATTGATGTCTTTTCTCAGTAAAATGTTGTGTAGATTTCATAATATCTGCATAATCAACTATAACTAAATCAGGTTTAATACCTTGTAGTTCACATTGTTGTAAATGTGCAGTTAATGTGTTTACACTCGCAGTTCTTGTTGGATAATACTTAATAATTAAATCACCCTTTAGTTTACCAATTGCCTGTAAAACTTCCTCTTTATAATACTGAAGATTTCCTGTTGGTTGGCCACTAACGATTGTATCGTATCTTAAACCAACATATTCCGCATTTAATTCTAAAGTATAATGTATTACAGTCTTACCTTTCCTAACTGCTTCCGCACCCAACGCCTGTAATGTCCAAGATTTACCTATACCTGCTGGTGCTACAATAACACCTAACTCACCACCTGCCAATCCACCATCCATTAACTCATTTATACTATCCCACTTTGTTGGTAGTGTATTTCTTGATTGTTCTGTCATTCTCTCTTCAAAACCTGTAATGTATTCGTGTCCGATATCTCTTTCAACACCCGCAGTCATTGCCTTATCCATCACTCCCTTTATATCATCATATTGGTGATTATCCAATAACTCAACCGATTCCATAATAGCATTCTTTATAACTTGATTCTTACAAAACTCTAAACACTTTTCCTTTACAAACTCTAAATCAGGTGATTCTCTATGTGACCAAGCTTGTCGTAAAAAATCTACAACACCCGATTTTAATACATCATTCTCTATATCATCAATAAAAACTTTCAATGCTTCCATTGTAGGTACAGTTTTATATTTCGCAAAATAATCTTGTATTGTTTTTATAATAAACTTATTAGAATCAGAATCAAAATAACTTACTTCAAGAATATCAATAATTTGTTTCGTAAACTTTACATCATTTAATAAACTTACAATAATCTTACTCTGAAAGGATGTCCCATATTGTACTAAAGTTTCACTCATTCATTTCCCTTTTTAAATACAAATACTGGTTCAGTTTTCACACCCTTACCAGCAACACTTGATAATATCAAATCTATAGTTGGTTCTTGTGTGAATCCAATATCATTTGATATTCTTACAGTTTCTTTTTCTATAAATTTATATTTTGGCGTATTTGCAATGTTGATTAACATATAACCATTCTTCTTTAATCCATAATAACAGTTTTCTATAGTTTTCTTTAAAAATCCATCTACCCACGCATCTGAAGTTGGAAACTTCTTATAACTCTGAGTAGGTTCATCTGAATATTTCTCTGTATCAAAATAAGGTGGTGAGGTGAAGCATAAATCTAACGAATCCGCTTCAGGTCGAAATTCCTCACTACCTTGTTTATAAATATCAATTTGTTTTTCAAGATAAAGAAAATCTTTTTTTATTTTTAATAAACCTTCATATGTTTTAGTTGAAGGTTCTGTACCGATATAATGTTTAGTGTTTTTTGATGTTAAAAATCCAATCAATCTTCCACCCCAACCACAACTCATATCCCATACAGTTTCTCCACCATATTTCTCATATATAACTTTGGCTGCACTTGGTCTAAAATTACTTACAGCCTGAGAACCTTGATATAATTTTAATGATTGTCTAAAACGATTTTCTGTAAATCTATTATTACCATGTTTCTCTTGCCATTTCCAAGTTTTTCTAATTATTGTTTTAAGTAAATCATCATCATTAAAATAACCAATAGGTGGCATTTTAGAATTACCACATTGAACATCTACCCAATGAGGAAAATAACTCCATGCTAATCTAAGAGCGTGCATTGATTGTTGAATTTGATTATCAACAAAGATACTGTTTGTATCTAATCTTTTTAATGAATTTATATGTGAATGTTTTTCTTCTTCTCGTACTGTATAATGTGGAAATCCTTTTTCTCTATAGTATTTGAAAATCCATTCAATACCATCTTCAATATCAATAGAGTTTATATCATTTGTAACTCTATGATAATTTAATTCTAATTCATCAATATCTACAAATTTTTTTAAAACATCATAATCTACACTCATTCTATGTCTCGGTATAGTTGTTGAACTTTTTTATCATAGAATTCTTGAGTTTTCTTCTCACGATACTTTTGTTTAGCTTTTGCTAAAATCTTATCACGATTACGCATATAATGTTCCATTTGCCAACGGCGTTGGGCCTTTTTCTTTTCCTCTTTTGTAAAATACTTTTTCTTACGTCCCATGTGTTTTCTCCGCCATAAAGTTCAATCTATTGAAAGTGGTATGTAACCAACTATTTAAGTTAGGTAGGGCTGTATACATTTTATCTTCTAAAAACATTTTTTGAAACTTATGTTTTATCATTCTTTGAATTGGGTTAGATGTTATATTTTGTATTTTCAACTTAGAATTACCTGATATATTTACATCATCTAAATCCATAAGTTTTTTATTTAAAAACAATTGATTTGATGATTTAGTAATTTCCTCACACAATCTATATTGTTTTTTCTTTGTCATTGAACTTTTTATTACATCCTCGATAGTATATTTGTGTGATGTACCAAGCCAAGGAAACAGTTTTAGTAATGTTTTTAATCCTACACCCTTTATACCAGGTATACTATCACTTACATCACCATCTAGCATTCTATATAATAAAAAATTATGAGAAGAAACACCATATTCTTCTAACACTTTTTCTTCATCATACATTTTCTTTTTAGTTGGTGAATATACTCTGATATTTTCATCAACCAATTGTAGAAAATCTTTATCAGTAGACATTATAGTAGATTTTGAATCTTTGAATATATGTTTTGCACAATAACCAATCACATCATCAGCTTCTATATTATCCATATTGATTATAGTAAGTGGTAAGCACTCTAAATACTCCACAATTCTATTCAATTGAAAAACCATCATTTTCTTTTCTTCATCACGAGTAAGAAAATCATGCGTTCTATTCAATCTATGGGACATTTTTCTTCCCATTTTATATTGTGGAAATATCTTTCTACGGCGGTTAGACCCACCTTTACCATCAAAAACTATGATGGTTCGTGTGGGTCTTACCATATTAATAGTGTAACCAATTGACCTTAAAAAACCTACTATTCCACCAATGTGAACCCCATCTTCATTGGTAGTAGGTATTGCGGAAAATACTCTAATAAAAGTATTTAATCCGTCTATCAGTAAAACCGAGTCGTTTGGTTCACCACTATCTACCTTACCGCCAGATTTTTTGATTTCGTCTAAAATTGATATGTATCGTTGGTTAGTCACCAATGACCTCATCTGTGAATTCGACATCATCAATACCAAGTTTTTCTTTGTATTGTAATATAACCTTATCACAAATGATTTTGTATACATATTCTCTTAACTCATCATTTTCAGTAATTAACTCTTCCCAATCCTTAGATTGAAATTTATGTTCTTTACCCTTTTCATCTGTGAGAGTATACCAAGCTCCACCAACTTTAATTAACTTATGTTCTTTCAATACAGTTAACCACGCACCATAATTATCTATTCCTCTATCGAAATACATATCATAATCTGCGTGTCTTAAAGGTGGGCCTAATCTATTCTTTACAATTTGTGCCCTACACTTCATTCCCAATACATTTTTAGCTGTATCTTTGATTTGTCCCATATTCTTTAAACGAATACGAGTTGAAGCGTGGAATGGTAATGCCTTTCCACCACTTGTAGTCCAAGGGTCTCCAAACATTACACCTAATTTTTGTCTTAATTGATTAGTGAATACGAGTGCAATTCTCTCTCTACCAATCAATTGAGTAATCTTTCTCATTGCCTTTGATATAATGATTGCTTTGGCTGTTGCCCAACCATCTTTATCAAAATCAGCTTCTAACTCAACTTTAGTAGTAGCGGCTGCAAGTGAATCAACCAAGATAGTCACTAATCTATCTTTATCTGATTCTCTTACTTTAGTTACGATTTCTTCAATCGCCTCAAAGATATCCTCTACGGTTTCTAAATGTAGATATAACATCTTACTCATATCAATTCCAATCACATCCATGAACTCTTGAGAAACCGAAGTCTCAGTATCTATATAAACTGCAACTCCACCTTTCTTTTGAGTTTCTGCGAGGATATGAGCACCAAGTAATGATTTACCACTTGATTCTAATCCATTGATTTCTGTAATTCTACCTACAGCAACTCCACCATCTGGTTTATTTGATATTGCCAAATCTAACATAGAACTACCTGTGGATATAAAATCCTTAATATCAGTAGGTGTTGTATCTGTACCATCAAGAAAGTATGCTACTTTAGTATCTTTGAATTTTTTATTTAGTGAATCTGCCAATACATTGGCTAAAACATCATTTACAGACATTCATTTTTCTCCAAGTTTATAGTGGGTGGTTAGGCGTACCTGCCACCCACCATGAGTTTATTTAACTATTAAACAAATCATCAAAAGCATCTGTTGTATTTGACACTTTTGAAGTTTCTGAAAGTTGGGTTTTTGTTGAAACAGTAGAGCTTTCTTCTGTTTCTTCTTCTGACGAGGTTTCATCAGGATTTAACCATTCATTCAGTATTTCAGTCAAATCATCATAACTTTGTTCTTGATAGATTTCACGAATATCCTGTTGTTTCTTTACTGATTCCAAGACTTCTGGATCATCAGAAATTGGTGTTTGATTTGGTTTAACACGAATGTTAGTCTTAGGGAAACTTGCTCCTGTTTCTTCTGCAGATAGAAATTCTACTACGACATCTCTACCATTTACAGGATCAGTTATATCACCATAATCAGGATCAGCGATAATAGAAAGTAATTCTTGGTATACGGTTTTACCGAATCCCCAAAACTTCACTCCTTGTTTCTCTTCACCTCTCACAATAACTGGAGCAAAAGTTCTCATTTTTGCTTCAAGTTTACGTGATAATTGATAATCTTCTTTATTACCACTTGCACGAAGTTTCTGTGCAAACTCTTCAATTGGGTCAGGACGACCAAATGAGATTGGTGATAAATAAGAACGATTATTTAGATTGTAATGGAAGAACAACTCGATAAAAGGATTGTCCTTATTTAATTCATAAGGCACAATTCTAATTTGTGTTTTACCTGGTTGTGGTTTCCAAAGACTTGATGTACGATTGTTTGTGGTCTGAAGTTGACCAAGACGTTTACGGATTGCGTTTAAGTCCATTAATTAATCTCCTATTTGTATTATTCATTTGTTATTGTTTAATCAAGTGTAACCTTGATACATAAATAAGTATAACTCAACTTGATTAAAATCAATTTTTTTTTCATTTAAAACAAAAAAAAAGAGACTCGTGTTTTTCAAGTTTGAAATTAAGTGGAAACTGAAAATCGTGAGCCTCTTTTTAAAATGTTAGAAATTTTGGGGATGTAGGACTAGCGATTACCTACAACTTTCAGCTCAGATTTTTTTACACCTTATACCTACTACCCAACAGTTACGTTGATTCTCTTCATAGAGGGTTAGTCTACGTCAGAGTGAGTATAACCTCTGTAGTATTGCCTTATCTCTCTGAGTTTAGATTAATTCGGCCACTAAGATGGGATTTCGGAGTTACCCTTACCCATAACAAGGTCAATAGAATCGCTTCTATTTTATTTATCTGAAAGTACATTCTTCAACTACTATCGTAGGGTATTTTCAACATTTAGCCGAATACCAACTCACCACAAGTCTTGAAGCGGATTACCTTATGGGCTTCTAAAG